TGTTGACCCAAACAAAACAACTAAAGATGGTCAAGTTTCTGAGAGATTAGTTGACCACGAAAATCTTGTTATGTATGCAAATTTGGAAGCGGAAGTACTTCCAAGAACAAAACTTGCGGTAGGGATAAGTCCTGAAGACAGTGGGTTAAGAACAATTTCTGTGGCCAAAATGAATTTTTTAAAACCAAGTAAAAATAATTATCTTGGAACGGGATATTATGACGAATTAACAGGACAAAATGTTACAAAATTTGATGGAACTAACCAACCACTACAAGTAGGTCAAATACCTAAAAGTGGAGAAAAACCGTATATTGTTAACACAGTTTCAAATGAAACAAATGTTATGGATAATGGTTTGTTAGGTATTACTCAAATACATGTTACTACAAATTCATCATTTATACCATCGGTAACTATGGAGTTAGAAGATGTTCAGGGTAAAGCTTTATTCCAATTGGGGAATAATTCACCATATTCTGCCTTTTTTAATTTACCATATCCTCCATTTTATTTAACACTAAAAGGTTATTACGGACAGGCAATCCGATATCAATTAAATTTAGAAAAATTTAACGCCAGATTTAATTCTGTGAGTGGTAATTACCAAGTTTCACTTACTTTTAAAGGATACAAGTTTAATATCTTAAATGAGATTGCCATGGGACATCTTTTGGCAACACCACACATGTTTTCTCAAAGTTTTAGTTTAAGTCAATCACCTGTTGGACCACAACAAACAAATAAATCTGCGGAATCACAATCTAAAACTCAAGCAGCGAAAACATTTAATAATGTTAATAGCCCCGATGCAATTGTAACTGAATTAATTGCGGAAAGAGGATATCAAAAGATTGTTGAGGTTTATAGTGAATATAAATCCAAAGGGTTGATTTCAAAAGATTTACCAGAATTAACTGTAGTCCAACTAATGTCTAAATTAGAAATGTTTGAGGCTCAAATTATGGCGTCGTTTGACAAAACTGAGGTTGAATCACTAACTAATATTAGAAATTATAAAGGGGTGTTAACCCAATATTTTTCAAATGTTAGAGGAGCAACCACTTCTTGGTTTAACACATATTTAAATCCAAATCCTTTAGTTTTAAAAGGTGGTGAAAAAACTTATGTTTTTAAAAGCACTAGTATTGAAGTCCAAAATACCGCAATTTCATTATTAGAAAGTAATATCAAAAAATTTAATGAAGGGTTGGCAGGAAATCCAACATTAGGTACTCAGGGTACTGCCCCAATACCTAACCCAATTAAAATTGGTATGATTAAAATTGACCCTCCAAATACAACTGATTTTGATTGGTTAGCAACGGCTACTGCTCAAACGGGGAATCCTAAACCAAGTCAAGAAGTTATTGATTCTGTTACATCACAATATACTTCATTAACTACACCAATTATTAATGAGGTAACTGTTAATGGAAAAAAACAATACACACAAAATAAACCACCATTTTTTGTGTTTGAAGGTAATGGAAGATTCGATTCAACAATTTCATCTTTAGAGACACAAGCAAATAAAAAATTGTCTGAATATGAAACAAAAATTACTGCAGAATTATTAAGAAAAATTGAAGATAAAGACGCAGGTCTTGGATTTAAACCAACAGTGAGAAATATTATTGCCGTTATTATGGCATCTGCGGAAGCTTTCATTAGATTAATGGATGAAACGCATACAAAGGCTTGGAATGTAAAATATGACCCTGTTAGAAAAAAAGCAATCTTAGATAATCCTTCATCCGCACCAAGTTCCGAAACAAGAGACCATGTCGTTCAAACACAAGGTTCATTGTTGGGTAATACAACTGCGGAAAACTCCCAAATACCTGTCTATCCTTGGCCACAATTTTTTGTCGAAACCCCTGCGGACGATAAAAAAGGAAGGTTTCAATTAAAATACATTGGGGACCCATCGGTTGTTGATTTAACTGGAGGTGCTGATTATTCTAAATGGCCTGAAGTTGAATTTGTTGAGGAGTATATGAAAGGTCTTACTCAAAAATTTCAAACACCAAACGCTCCACCACCATTAGAAACAGATAGAGAAACTAATATTATTAATATTAATGCTATTGAGTTCCCATCGACGGGAATCGCTTATTCAAATAAAGAAGAAATTAAATTTTTTTATGAAATATGGGAAAGACAATTTTTAACTTCACATTATTCAGGATTTGCAAGAGCAAACTTAAATCAAATTCAAGATTTAATTAAACTTAATGTTGAGGCTGAGATTAGTAATGTAAAAAACGGGTTAGGTTTAAGTTCTCCATACATCACATTTAAATTAAAGAATTATGGGTTAAATGCTGCCAATTATCCTGAATTTTTAAAGAATATTTCAAATATGGGAACAGGTCGAGCATACCAAGATTATGTTAGAGATTTTTTTGTTACGCCATATCTTAGAACTATTACTGAAGATTCTTTTAGTATATTAGGACTTGGAGAAATTGGTAAAATTCCACAGACAACAACAAAGTCTGAAGGACTTAAAAAGTTAATAGATAACGCGCCTAATGACCCTATGATTGTTGACACAATACCATATACCGACCAAACATGGTGTAAAAACAATTTAAATCAAGGGGCTAGTTCTATGGGTAATCAAGTATATGGAACTAAAAAAAGTTTGATGATATTTGAACCAAGAAAAATTATTGCAAATTTTAGTGATATTTTTGACTATAAAACCAATAGACCTGTTACAAACTTTTCATATTTATTAGGACAAAATCCAACAATTGTTGCAATAGGGTTAGGTATTTTTAATGGTCCAATACCTGGATTATCAGATTTCTACAAAACAAGAACACCAGTCAATTTTATTGCCACCGAAGGATTTGTATATGGGTCGACACCGACAGGGTATTTAAGTCCGATAACAACTACATCTATGTTGAATACTCCATATTTTGTTAATGCTATTCAAAATGGTATTGATAGTTCAAGAATTTCGGGTAACACATATCCTTATGTTCAAGCGGGTTATTTATTTATTAATTCATTACCATTGGCGACTCTAAGAGAAAAATATAAATCAGTATCGGATAATACTGTAACTGAATTAGATTATATCTCATCTTGTTTTAAGAAGTATGGTGCGATACATAAAATACCGTATGCTTGGATATTAAAATATGGGTCAATATGGTATAGATACAAAAAATACAAACAAACAGGTGTCGATATATTAAAAACTGCTTGGAAAGATTTCGACTATTCTAAAAATTATAATCCAATAACACCGGTGACAACTGGTACTACAACTGGTACTACCTCAACAGGCGCAATAATAACAGGTATAACAACAGGTACCTCAGTACAATATAGCTTCAAATACAGTGGTATTAATAGAAATGTTGTTTTACAAAGTGAAACAACAACAGATGTTAACATGCAAGTTGGGTTTTATCCAAAATTAATCAACGATTTTAATTTCTTTTATAATGGATATGATTTGTATACAGGTTATACAAATAGTGAAATACAACAAAGTGTTAATGACGGATTAAAGATGTATAATTTTTTAGGGTCAAACATTAATAATGGTACTCAAAATGGTAAAAGTTTAAGACTAATAACATGGTCTGTGATGTTACCTAATAATGTACCTGAAGATGATGAGGATTGTGACCCAACAAATAACACTAAAGGGGAAACTTATTTTGTTATCCCATCATTTGGGACATCATTTAACCAAACTGTTGGTACTTGTATGACAGGAGAAACGACATCACCAGGAACTAAAGTTAATCTTACAAATAACACTAGTGTCTATAATGGTTCTGTTAGATGTTTATGGCCGGCAACTAATTTTGGATACTATGATAATACCCAAATATCATATCCTGACCCATATTCATATGTTAATAATATAACAACAGGTAGTGAACAATCACCTGTACAGTTTTTAACCGACAATAATTATTCAAAGATTGAGGAGATATTTTCAGTTTTTGATAAGAGAATATTGGATTCTTTTGAACAAGAATTTTTAAATTGGTGTAAACCTGATACAGATATTGAGTTGGGAGTAGAGGTGGTGACTTATAATCAAAGTCCAGTTAATCTTAATTCTAAACTTAGAAACTTCCAATCTTTATTTAAAAGTTTAATGGAAGTACCTGCTAAAAAAACAAGTGAATTAGAAACGGATTATTTTAATAATGTTATTACTACACAATATGATGTGTTTCAAAATAACATTACTAATTTCATGCAATATGATGTTCTTTTTAGATATGGAAATCCATCAAATTATAATAGAAGAATTCTTAATTCTTATCTATCATTTAATGGACCAATTGAAGTTGCGGACCCTATAACATTTAATCCGTATGTTAAAAATAGTTTACCAACAATTGTTGGTGGAATAACATTACAACAATCTAAAATTAATAACTCGGCAGCGTGGTTCGAATTAGAAACTCAAGTCGGATTTTCAACAATTGCAAATGTTATTTACACATCTAATGGTTCATACATTACCGATTTCTTTATTGATAATAATATAGAGTTTACCGCACAGAATGTGATATTATTGGCACCAATAATTAAAATGTACGCGACTCAAAAATTAAAATCACCAACAATAACGGTTGCTCAATTTAAAAATAAATTAAATGAGTATTTGGACTTAGAGTCTACTTTACAGGGTAATTTTTTAAATGGTTTGTTATCAGGATTAAACGCAATATTACCTAACCAACAACAATTACCTGAAAAAGCAATACAAAGTGTTATAAGTGGGGACCAAAGTAAAGTTGAAAATTATGAAGTTTTTAAAGCTTTAAATGATAAATGGATATCTGGTGGAGATTATACAACCAAAACTTTATTTGAAGATATAATGTTTTTAGATAGGGCTTCAAGAAATATTGGTGACACTATATTAATAGATATTTTTGATTTAAAGTATATGTTCGGTGTTGGTGGAAAAGAAGGAGAGTATTCATTAAATCAAGCAATGAGTGTTTATACATTTATTAGTGGTATTCTTATTAAAAATAATTTTAATGTGATGAACCTGCCGGCATATGTTAATTTTTATAATGTACAAGATGCTGATGGTGTTAAAACACCATTAGGTAGTGGTGGTTCATTGGCGTTTGCGGATAGTTTATGGGGAACATTTTTGGATGTTGATTATAGAAAATCAGGTCCTAAAATGGTTTGTTTTTATGCAGGTAAACCATCACAATATTTAGATTTACCTAAAGGTAATTTTAAATATAGAGATGATGCTTTTGAGATGAGAAGAGCCTCCGAAAACCCTTTAATTGAAAATCAACAAGGTAAAACAGATTGGGCCGTTTCTAATAAGTGTGTTGGGTTTACTGTAGATGTTGGTATTAGAAATCAAAACATATTCTACTCATTTAGTGTGTCACAAGACAATGGTGTTGCAACATCAGAATCAATCAACACTCAATTGAACATGGTTGACCAAGCGTCAGGAAGACAAACGGCAACTCAAAATGTTAGTTTATACAATCTTTATAAAAATAGAAGTTATAAATGTACTGTTGTATCATTAGGTAATGCCCTAATACAACCAACAATGTACTTTAATCTTAGACATGTACCAATGTTTAATGGGCCTTATATGATTCAATCTGTAGACCATAGTATCCAATCGGGTAACTTCCAAACAACCTTTACAGGTATTAGACAAGGAATATTTGATTTACCGGCTATTGATAATTTCTTACAAAGCATTAATCAAAATCTATTAACTAAACTTGAAGAAATTCTAAAAATTAATAAAGATAGTGTTACTATTAGTGGTACAACAAATACAATTAAGAGTACTCAAGTACCGCAAAAGGCGGATAACACTTTAGACACAACAAATGCTTGTGTTTCTAATATTAATAGTTCATTTGTAAATGGGTATCAAAGTGTTAAAGGTACATTAACTCAAATAACACCAAAAACATTAGCAGATGTTTTATTAAAAGTCGCTCCAAACAGTAAAGAGCTTCAAATTATTATTTACTCTTTATCATATATTAGAACATTCCAAGTTAACTCGTTTAATGGATGGGATAATAACTTGGCGTTAATTTCGTTAAATACAGATTGGGGTGGACAAAATACATTAATAGGTAGAAATTATAGTTGTGTAAAAGTTAAAACAAATCCATCGTCAAGTTCGTCTCAACCAATTGCGCATTTTGATACAATTGAATCTTATATTAGATTTATGATTGGAAGATTAACACCAAGAATTGACCAAATATTAGAGATGGGTCTTGCAAAATGGTATGTTTGTCATTGGCCAACAGATAATGTTTCTGAAGACTATTACGATTCACATATTGGTGAGTTTAAACAAACTAAAGAAACATTATACAGTGCGTTAAATTCTGCGGTTGATGTTGGGTTATCAACTATTTCGGATTCTAAAGACCTTAAATTAACAATTAAAAAGACAGAACAAAAAGGTAAAACCCCTGGAGTTACACCAACACCAACACCACTTCCAGCGTTGGCGGGTAAAACTTGTCCTCCACCTGTCTATACAACAATTGCACCATTATCAGGATATACAGGAACGGTTATCCAAGTTAATGGTAGAAATTTAATAACAACTAAAGAAGTTAAAATTGCTAATGTATTAGTACCATTTAGTAGTGTTACCGTTGTTAATGATACTTTAATAAGATTTGTAGTACCTAAAATATTCACAGGTGAGGTTAACATTTACACCCAAATTGGTATTACAACAGATTATGGTTCATTCTCAGGAGGAACTTTATTTAACTATAATCCATCATTAAGTGGAACATCTATGACATCACCGGGTTCAATTACAAATCCTGAGGCAGCAAATACTCCTGTAGCAAGTACAACAGCCACAACTGTGAGTAATGTTGTACCTGGAACAAATATAAATCCACAAACGACTGGACCTGTCACTATGATAGGAACTGCGGTTCAGTTAAACGCTAGTAAAACACAATCATTAAATGTTAAGATAAATCCTCAGGCAACCGGATGGGTGTTATCACCTAATGCGGATATGAGTTATACAGTTTATCAGTTAGAAGAAGTTGATAATGTTGTTACCCGAAAATATATTTCAAAATCAACTAATGGTGTTGGGGGACAAGTTACAAATGGAGAATTTAATATCACCTTAACTGAAGTTGAAAGTTATTTTATTAATGATATTCCAAAAATTGAAGGTAAAACACAAATAGATATTGTGTTTATTCTTAAAGCTTATAAAGGGCAAGAACAACCTGTTACACAACAATTTCCATTTAAAGTTTGGTATACTTTACCTAATCAATCTCAAGTACCTGTTGACAATATACCGACAAGTCAAACCGCTCTAACATTCCCGCCAGAAAAACTTTCATTAATTAGATATACTGACTATATTAGTTTACAAGGTAGTGGGTGGAGTTATTACAATATTAAAAAACCCGTAGGAGGTTATATTACATATAACTTTAGTACTGAAAAACCTTTTAATGAACAAAATGTTGTTAGTAGTAAAATTTTAGATGCCAACACATACGAAGTAGTTAATTCTAGCAGTAGTGGTGGAGTTTCGACAGGCTATACAAATGAAATAACTATTAACCAATTAGGGTCTTTTAGATTACAAGTTCAATATAGACCATATGGATTTACATCACCAATTAATGGGCAAGTACTGACTCAAACAATACTAAGTGATGTTTTCACTTTATAACATAACAACATATTTATAATAAAAACAATTTTATGAACATAAAATCAGCATTAGACAACTATCTTGGGAAATCAACAAGAGTTTCTCAAACAGATAACGGTGATGGAACACAACAAGTTTGTGATTTAGACACAGGAGATTGTTATACAATCAGAGAAAGAGATGGTCTTATTGAGAGAGCGGGTCATCAAACAACAATTAACAGAAAAGTTAGAGTTGAAACCGCAGGAGGAATTAAACAATTATTAAACGGATAATACAATGATAGATAAAAAAATATTAAACGAAATTGAGAGATATAGAAGTATTAATCAATATATTACAGAACAGGCAGCGGATGAAGCGCTACCTCCTGAAGATTTAGGGCCATTGGCACCAGCAGCAGGAGATGTTGGGGCAGGAGCACCACCACCTCCTTCAGAGGTTGGAGCGGTTCCACCACCAGCGCCGAAAAGTGGTCAACCAATTGATATTGCGAATGACCCTGATATTGAAAAACTTGATGATGAAGGGAATCCTGATGATAGTTCCAATAATAATTCCAGTAAAGGAAACGAAGATTCGGAAGAACTTGATATTACTGATTTAGTAGATTCTCAAAAAAATATTGAAACAAAACAAGAAGAATATTTTAATAACTTATTTGGTCAATTAGATAATTTACAATCAAGACTTGGTGAGATGGACAATATAATGAATAAATTAAATAGTCTTGAAGCTAAAATTGAAAAATACAGAGAAAAAACTCCGCAAGAAAAATTAGAATTAAGAACATACGATTCTTACCCATTCAATCAAAAACTATCACAATTTTTTGATGATAAGTCCGAAGAGATGGAAAAGACTGGAAAAAATGATTATGTTTTAACAACGGATGATGTAACAGACATTAATTCTTCAGATATTAAAAGTTCTTTCCAACCAGGAGGGGCACCAAGTAACGATAATTACAAAACATCGTTTAGATAAAATAAAGGTGTCAAGAGACACCTTTTTTATTTGACTAAAGTCACATTATAACCTATATTTGTATCAGATAGATAATCACTTAAAATTAAAAAAACATGAGTTCATTAGACGCCGTATTGGCACAGTACGAAAAATCACAACAATCAGCGGGCGGAGCCCAAAGTAAAATGTCGCAAGACGAAAGAATGAAAAAGTATTTCGCTTTAATCTTATCAGATAAAGAGAAATCAGGACAAAGAAGAGTAAGAATTCTTCCTACAATAGACGGTTCTTCACCGTTCAAAGAAGCATGGTACCACGAAATCCAAGTAGGTGGACAATGGCAAAAATTCTACGACCCAGGAAAAAACGACAATGAGCGTTCACCATTGAATGAGGTTTATGAAGAATTAATCGCAACAGGTAAAGAGTCTGACAAACAATTGGCGGCTCAATATCGTTCTCGTAAATTCTATATCGTAAAAGTTATTGATAGAGATAGAGAAGAAGATGGTGTGAAATTTTGGAGATTCAAACACAACTACAAAAATGATGGTATCTTAGACAAAATCATTCCGATTTGGAGAAACAAAGGTGATATTACTGACGCTGAAAAAGGTCGTGATTTAGTTATTGAATTAAATAAATCAAAAGCACCAAACGGTAAGGAATATACTGCGGTATCGACTATTATGTATGATGACCCAGCACCTGTTCATGAAGATAAGGCGCAAGCTAAGGCTTGGATTGAAGATGAATTAACTTGGTTAGATGTTTATTCTAAAAAACCTGTTGAATATCTTGAAGCAATATCTCGTGGAGAAACTCCAAAATGGGATTCAGAAAAAGGTGGATACGCTTACGAAAGTAATTCAGTAGAAACAGAATCTTTTGGTGGTAAAAAATCAAATGAATCAAAACCTGTTGACCCACAAGCGAATGATGAGGTTGACGAAGATTTACCTTTCTAATAACACAAACATCATGTATGGTATCTTTTATGGTACCATACATGTTAATTTTATCACATGACATTTAAAGAAGAAATTGACCTACAATTAAGGGATAATAAAATGTTGTCTTATGAAATCTTAAGTCAACTAAAAGATAAAGGATACTTCTCAGGTAGAGCTAAACAAATTGGTGAAACAGTTTTGTTTGCTATGTTAAAAGATGAAGGAGAGAATGGGGAGTTAAATCTCAGATTAATAACCCTTCATGAGGAAGAGATTGGAGTTCTTTACGAAGAAGACAGTAGTTTCTATAATAGAAATAAAGCAACTAAATTACCACACATTAAAAGAATAGAAAATGGCAATCAAGAAAACTGATTTTAAGTCTATTAAAGACAAATTCTCAACATCGGCAAAATATAAACCTCAAAGATTTTTTGACTTAGGTCCTGATTTTTTGGATGCTGTGGGTCTACCTGGTCCTGCAATTGGGCATTTAAATATGTTTTTAGGGCATTCAGATACAGGTAAAACAACTGCTTTGGTTAAAACAGCGGTTGATGCCCAAAAAAAAGGTATTCTTCCTGTGTTTATCATTACAGAACAAAAGTGGTCATTTGAACACGCAAAACTTATGGGATTTGACTGTGAGGAAGTTGTTGATGAAGAAACAGGTGAACTTGATTGGGACGGATTTTATATTTTTAATAATAATTTTAGTTATATTGAACAAATAACAGACTATATTAATAATTTGTTAGATGAACAAGAAAAAGGTAATTTAGACTATAGTTTATGTTTTATGTGGGATTCAGTTGGTTCTGTCCCTTGTAAAATGACTTTTGAAGGTAAGGGTGGAAAACAACACAACGCTTCAACATTAGCCGATAAGATTGGTATGGGAATCAATCAAAGAATCTCAGGGTCTCGTAAGGCTGACTCTAAATATGAAAATACTTTAATTATTGTAAATCAACCTTGGGTTGAGTTACCTGATAATCCATTTGGACAACCAAAAATTAAAGCTAAAGGTGGTGAAGCTATTTGGTTAAACTCATCATTAGTTTTTTTATATGGAAATCAAAAAGGTGCTGGTACAACTAAGATTACTGCAACTAAGGATAAAAGAACAATTAAGTTTGCATCAAGAACAAAAGTGTCTGTTATGAAAAACCATATTAATGGTTTAGGGTATGATGATGGAAAAATAATTGTCACTCCACACGGATTTATTGGTGGTAAAGATGCTGCTGAAGAAAAAACCTCATTGGAAAAATACAAAAAAGAGTACGCGGATTATTGGAAAGGAATCATCGGAACAGATGGTGATTTTGACCTAAAAGAAGAAAAAGAAGACAATTAGTAATTTATTCACCCTTTAAATCACAACTGTGATTAAAACATTAGTAATAGATGGTTCCAACTTAATGAAGATTGGATTCCACGGAGTAAAAGACCTCTATAGCGACGGAAGTCACTTAGGGGCAATTTACCACTTCATTAATACAATTCGAAAATTTCTCGAAGAACATAACTATGATAAAGTTGTTGTTTTTTGGGACGCTGAACATAGTTCATCCGTTCGGAAAGGACTATATCCACAATATAAAGGAAAAAGAAAAAATGATATGAACGAGTATAAACTTGAATCATATCTAACACAAAATGCTCGTATTAAAGAATATCTTGAAGAAGTCTTTGTCAGACAAGTTGAGATGATTAATAATGAAGCTGATGATTTAATTGCTTATTATTGTCAAATGGCAATTGATGAGGATATCACTATTTTTTCGTCAGATAAAGACCTTACGCAACTTATCTCGGACAAAGTATCCGTTTACTCACCAAACTTAAAACGATACTTTAAACAAGGAGATATGGTTACCATAAATAAAGTTGAAATACCTCATTATAATGTATTAACTTGTAAAATTTTTGCAGGTGATTCGTCTGATAATATTGATGGTATTGAAGGTTTAGGTGAAAAAACTTTAGTTAAGTTATTCCCTGATATTCAAAAAATGCCTGTTAATATGGACATTTTATTGGAAATTGCTCGAAATAACGAACAAAAGAAAAAACCAAAATCATTAGAGAATATTTTGATTGGTAAAACAAAAAATGGTATACTTGGTGAAGAGTTCTATAAGATGAATAGAAAGATTGTAGACCTTGGAACACCACTCATTACTGATGAAGGTAAACAACTAGTTGAACAAATTTATACAGATACCATAGACCCCTCAGATAGAGGATACAAAAATTTGATGAGACTTATGATGGAAGATGGCCTCTTTAAATATCTTCCAAAAAACGACGAGGCTTGGGTAGACTTCCTCCGACCATTTATGAAATTAACAAGAAAAGAAAAAAGAAACACAAACAAAAATTAAACAAACATGAGAGAACAAGACAGTACAAAAATGGAATTCCTTTTGACCCTGAATGAAAACATTGTAGTTCAAAGATTCTTTAATGTCAGAGGGTATAACCCAAAGGCAAAGAACTCTACCGATTTATATGATTTTATTTTAAGTCTAAAAGATGAGCTTCAATACGCGTTGAAAATGAAGACCGTAATTTACATGATGGACAATAAAGAAGCAATTGCCCACGACCAATCAATTATGAACACATCTTATACAGATGGTCCTGAAGATTTTAACATTTATGTTAAACTTGGGGAACAGACAATTTGTCATAGAGTTTTTGATGGAAAATTTTATCCACCAAAAGTTCGTTATACAGTTGATGTACGACCACTTTTAAAAGAGGTACTTCGCGAATTAACTGACATTTTTTCAAATCATAAATTAAGTTACGATTATTTGGAATTTGACCTAAGTAAGTAGCTATTTAATTAATACACAGTTAAACATTAAAACAATTTATGAACAAAAATTTCGATTATTTAGGGAATACATTCCAACTACAATTACTAAATCAAATTATAGTAGATAAAGATTTTTCATCTTCTATTATGGAGGTAATTGAGTCGTCGTACTTCGACAATAAGTACTTTAAAATCATTTTACAAATGATTAAAGAATATTACATAAAGTACGAATCTACACCCAATTTCGAAACTCTTGACCAAATTGTTAAATCTGAAATTAGTCAAGAAATAGTTGCAAAAGTGGTCTTAGACACTCTAAAACAGGTAAGTGATGCTCCATTTGAGGGTACAACATTTGTTCAGGAGAAAGCTTTGAAATTCTGTAAACAACAAGAACTTCAGAAGGCGATGGATAAGGCTCAAAAAATTATTACAGAAGGTGATTTTGAATCATACGATAAAGTAGAAGGGTTAGTAAGAAATGCGTTACAAGTCGGTGTAATTGACAAAGGACAGACAGATATCTTTGCTAATTTAGATACCGTATTGGACGAAGATTATAGACACCCAATTCCTATGGGGATACCGGGTATTGACAGACTACTTAAGGGTGGTTTGGCTAAAGGCGAGATTGGTGTTATTTTAGCACCAACAGGGGTTGGTAAGACAACAATTTTAACCAAAATAGCAAATACTGCATTTAATTTAGGGTATAATGTTCTTCAAGTATTTTTTGAAGACAATCCTAAAATTATTCAAAGAAAACACTTCACACTTTGGACAGGGATTGAACCAGATAATTTGGTTAAAAACAAAGATGAGGTAATGTCTAAAATAACAGAAATTCAAGAGACTATGAAAAATGAGTTGATTTTGAAAAAATTGGCATCTGATAGTATGACGATGAATCAACTAAAAAATCAAGTTAGAAAAATCATTGCTGATGGTACAAAAATTGATTTAATTATGTTAGATTATATTGACTGTGTACTACCTGAATCATCAAGTAAAGATGAATGGAAAGCGGAAGGTTCTGTAATGAGAGGGTTTGAAGCAATGTGTCATGAACTGGACTTAGTAGGATGGACCGCAACACAAGGTAATAGGTCTTCAATTTCATCTGAAGTAGTGACTACCGACCAAATGGGTGGGTCAATTAAAAAGGCTCAGGTTGGTCACGTAATTATCTCTATTGCTAAGACTCTCCAACAAAAAGAAATGAATTTAGCGACAATTGCTATAACAAAATCTCGTCTTGGTAAAGACGGTGTAGTTTTTGAAAATTGTAAATTCAATAATGAGTTGTTAGAAATTGATACTGAAAGTTCAGTAACATTCTTAGGATTTGGAGAACAACAAGAGGAAAGAAAAAGGGATAGGGTTAAGGAGTTAATGGAAAAAAGAAAACAAAAAGAAGAACAATTAAAACAAAATTAAAAAATGGAAGAAAAAATATTAAAAGAAAATCCGAATAGATTTGTGATTTTCCCTATTGAACACAACGATATATGGGAATTTTACCAACAACATCAAGCTGCATTCTGGACGGCAGAGGAAGTTGATTTATCTAATGACATTAGAGATTGGGAAAATTTAACAGATAATGAAAGATTTTTTGTGAAGAATGTATTGTCATTCTTTGCGGCATCTGACGGAATTGTTAACGAAAACCTTGCAGAAAATTTCTTAAAAGAAGTTCAATACCCTGAAGCTAAATTCTTCTACGGGTTCCAACTTATGGCGGAGAATATTCACTCTTTAATGTATTCATTATTGATTGACACTTATATTTCAGACGCTAACGAAAAAGATGAATGTTTTCATGCTATTGATAAATTACCTGCGGTTCAAAAGAAAGCCAAATGGGCTTTGGATTGGATTGAAAATTCAACATTCCAAGAGAGATTGGTTGCGTTTGCTGCGGTTGAAGGTATTTTCTTCTCAGGTTCATTCTGTTCAATCTTTTGGTTGAAATCAAGAGGGATAATGCAAGGGTTATGTAATGCTAATTCACTTATATTTAAAGATGAGAATTTACATTGTGATTTTGCTATCCATTTGATTAATAATCATGTTGAAAATAAACCAAGTGAGAAAAGAATTAGAGAAATCTTATTATCCGCTTTAGAAATTGAAAAAGAATTTATTACAGAATCTATCCCAGTATCATTAATTGGTATGAATTCAAACTTAATGAAACAATATCTTGAATTTGTTACAGATGGTTTGTTAGTTAAATTTGGTTGTAAAAAACAATTTAATGTAGAACAACCATTTAAATTTATGGAACAGATTGCGGTTGAAACAAAAGGTAACTTCTTTGAATCAAGAACTATGGAGTATCAAAAAGCCAAATTAGGCGAATCATTAACATTTACGGAGGATTTTTAATATGATGTCATTAAAGATAAAAAAACGAGGCGGGGACGAAGTTTCGTTCAACCCTCAAAAAATATACAATAGAGTTAAGCGAGCGGCAAGAGGATTAACGGTAAACGCTGATGAGGTGTTTATCAAAGTAATCACTTCAGTTCCGACAGAAGGTGTTATTACAACAAAAGAGTTGGATAAGTTGGTTTACGAGATTGCAGCGGCTTATACCGGTAGTCATCACGATTACTCAAGACTAGCGTCTTCAGTTGCTATTTCGGCGTACCACAAAGAAACCGATGCAAGTTTTTGTAACACGATGCACACATTACACGTAGATGGTATCATTAACGATAAGTTAATGGAAACTATTGAACTATATGGTCCTCAAAATATTGATTCAGTAATTAATCACGAGAATGATTATAATTTTGATTATTTTGCGTGGAAATCATTACAGGAAATGTATTTGTTAAAAACTCCTGAAGGTAAAGCGATTGAAAGACCACAACACATGTACATGAGAGTTGCTCTATGGGTAACTAAAAGTTTTGAACAGGCTGTTGAATATTACCAATCACTGTCAAACCAACTTATATCTCCTGCAACACCAATTATGATTAATGCGGGAACTAAAACTCCTCAATTAGCGTCTTGTGTGTTGAAATACAATAACGGGGATTCAAGAGAAGGGTTACTACAAACATTTAACGACATTTCAACTTATTCGTCAGATGCTGCGGGTATTGGGTTATGTATGTCTAACATTCGTAGTAAAGAGAGTCGTATTAACTCATCAGGTGGATTTGCAGGTGGTTTATTGAAATACCTAAAAATTGTTAATGAGGGGTTAAGATTCTTCAACCAACAAGGAAGAAGACCTGGTAGTGCTGCAATCTACATTGAGCCTTGGCATAAGGACATTATGGATTTACTTGAAATCAAAAAGAACACAGGTGCTGAAGAGATGAGGGCGAGAGATTTGTTTACATCTATATGGTTGCCTGACAACTTTATGAATGCAGTTAAAGACAATGGGGATTGGTATTTATTCTGTCCTAACGACATTGTTAAAGCGGGTATTAAACCATTACAAGAAGCTTACGGTGATGAGTATGAATCAAACTACAACAAAGCGGTTGAACTTGGTTTAGGTAAAAAAGTAAAAGCTCAAACAATTTGGAATAAGATTATTGAATCTCAAGTTGAGACAGGAGTTCCTTATTTATGTTCTAAAGATAGTGCTAACAGAAAGACAAACCATCAAAACATTGGGGTGATTAAACAATCTAACTTATGTAATGAGATTTACCAATACACTGATGAGACCACTACAGCAATCTGTACATTATCGTCTATGGTATTGAAAAACTTTATTATTAAAGGGGAATTTGATTTTAAATTACTTTATAGTGAGGTTAGAAAGGTTGTTAGAGCACTTAATAAAGTTGTTGACATTAATAACTATTCAACAGAACAAGGTAGAAAAGGTGGGTTAGAACAGAGAGCAATTGCTATTGGTACTCAAGGACTTGCTGACGTATTTTACTTAATGGATTATATTTTTACATCAGGAGAAGCAAAAAAATTAAATAAAGAAATTTTTGAAACTATCTACTTTGCAGCAATCACTGAGAGTATGGAATTATGTAAATCAGGAGAATACAAACCATACAAATTTTTTAAAGGTTCTCCAATGTCAAAAGGGGAATTTCAATTTGATATGTGGGGATTAGATTACGAAGGGTTAAGTAGAATGTGGGATTGGGATTCACTTAAATTAGAAGTGTCTAATCACGGGGTTTGTAACTCATTATTCACGGCTCAGATGCCAGTGGCGTCATCAGCTAAGATTACAGGTTCATTTGAAATGACAGAACCTGCTCACTCAGCATTATTTAATCGTCGTGTAGTTGGAGGGGAAATCTTAATTGTTAACAAATACTTAATTAGTGATTTTGAAAAATTAGGAGTGTGGTGTGAAGATTTGAAAAATGAAATCATCATGAATGAAGGGTCAATTCAAAATATTAACTTTAATCATTACCTTGATACAGAAGATAAGAATTACAATAAAAAAGTTAAAAGAATTGAACATTTGATTCCTAAATACAAAACAATTTGGGAGATATCTCAGAGAGAACTTATTGATATGTCGGCTGACAGAGCACCATTTATTGACCAATCACAATCAATGAATATCTATATGTCTAATCCAACATTATCTAAGATTTCATCATCACACTTCCATTCTTGGGGTAAGGGGTTAAAAACTCTTTGTTATTATGTAAGAACAAAGGCTATATCAACGGGAGCTAAACACTTAGCGGTTGATATTTCAAAGGTACAAAAACCTAAAAATGTTGAAGTCCCTAAAGTAGACTATAGTAACATGAATTTACCACCCAAACCTGAAGGTATTGAAATTGATTGTTTTGGATGTTCATCTTAATTATTAAAATAATCCCGGCAATGTCGGGATTATTTATTTTTAGGTATTTATAAGAAATAACCACAACACTATAATTATAGATATGGCAGCAGGTACGACATACGGTCTTAATTTTCCTTTTAGAAATTCTAAAAGAGGAGACTATTTGGAATTAACTCAATTTGAAGCTCAAGAAGTAAAGGCGGATTTAATTCATTTATTATTAACCAGAAAAGGTACAAGATATTATTTACCTGACTTTGGAACAAGATTATATGAGTTCTTATTTGAACCATTCGATGGTCTTACTTTTGACGCAATTGAATCTGACATTAGAGAAGCTGTTTCAAACTATATGCCAAATTTACTATTAAATAATATTACAATATCACCTGCAGACCCTCAAGAAGAAGTAGATATTGCAACAGGTCAAAACTCTATCGGTAGTAGTGAATCACCAATCTATCGATTTCCTGGAAAAGGGACTTCAGAATATACTGCAAAAATTAAAATAGACTACTCAACAGATAAAAACACTTTTGCCCAAAGTGATTTTGTTATTATTAATATTTAATATAGATGGCGAATCGTAATATATCATATACAACTAGAGATTATCAGGGAATAAGAACAGAGTTATTAAACTATGTTAAAACTTATTATCCTGAATTAATACAAGACTTTAATGATGCTTCGGTATTTTCTGTATTCTTGGATTTAAATGCCGCTGTTGCGGATAACTTACACTATCACATTGATAGAAGTATTCAAGAAACAGTTCTACAATACGCCCAACAAAGGTCTTCAATTTACAATATTGCAAGAACATACGGATTAAAATTACCGGGTCAAAGACCTTCGGTTGCTTTAGTTGATTTTTCTATTACAGTTCCAGCGTTTGGGGATAAAGAAGATGAAAGATATTTGGGAACTTTAACAAGGGGTTCACAAATTACAGGTGCGGGTATTGTATTTGAAAATATTTACGATATTGATTTTGCATCACCATATAATGCTCAAGGATATCCTAATAGGCTTAAAATACCTAATTTCAATGCAAATAATGTGTTAATTAATTACACAATAACAAAAAGAGAGCTTGTTGTTAATGGTATTACTAAAGTATTCAAAAGAGTTATTACTCCAAATGATGTAAGACCATTTTTTGAATTATTCTTACCTGAAAAAAATGTTTTAGGTATTACAAGTGTTTTGTTAAAAAGTGGTACTGAATACACAAATGTACCAACAGCTGCAGAATTTTTAGGGGTATCAAATAAATGGTATGAAGTCGATGCTTTGGCTGAAGATAGGGTTTTTATTGAAGACCCAACAAAAGTTTCTGACCAACCAGGGATTAAAGTAGGTCGTTATATTCAAACACAAAATAGATTTATGACTGAATATACACCTGAAGGATTTAAAAAAATGACCTTTGGTGGGGGAACTAACACGGCTCAAGATGCTTTAAATCAATTTACAACAGTAGGGGCAACATTAGACTTACAAAGATATTCTAATAACTTTTCATTAGGTTCTGCATTAACTCCTAACTCAACACTATTCATACAATATAGAGTTGGTGGTGGATTGGCAACAAATTTAGGGACAAATGTAATTACTCAAATCGGTACCGTTTCATTTTATGTTAATGGTCCGTCAGAATTAACAAACTCTTCGGTGGTTAATTCGTTGAGATGTAATAATGTTACTGCCGCTATTGGTGGGGCAGGTATTCCATCATTAGAAGAAATACGAAATTATGTTTCATTTAACTTCGCAGCCCAGAAAAGAGCGGTTACGGTTCAAGATTATGAGGCAATAATTAGAAATATGCCGGCAGAATTTGGAGCACCTGCAAAAGTTGCCATCACAGAAAATAATAATAAAATATTAATTCAATTATTATCATACGATACTTCAGGTAAGTTAACCAACATTGTGTCTGACACTTTGAGACAAAATGTTGCAACATATTTATCAAACTATAGAATGATGAACGATTATATTTCAATATTAACTGCTGAAGTTATTGACCTTAGTATCGATGTACAAATTGTTTTGGATTCGGCACAAAATTCAGGGCAAATTATTGCTGATGTTGTTGATAAAATATCTACATATTTTAATCCTCAAGTAAGACAATTAGGACAAAATGTTTATTTGTCAGAAATCAAAAGTATAGTTCAAAACCAAAATGGTGTATTAACTGTTGCGGGACTTAATGTTTATAATAATGTTGGTGGACAATATTCGTCAGCAGAAACATCAATGCAATATTCAGACCCAGAAACTAAAGAAATTGCGCCTGTAGACGATACAATTTTTGCACAACCATCACAAGTTTATCAAATTAGGTATCCTAATAAAGATATTCGAGTATCTGTTAAAAATTTCCAATCAGTTACCTTCTCATAATATAGGTTTATTCTTGAATTGATTAGTTTATAATTTAAAAAGAGTGTGTTTGTATTTCAAAAATAACACATAAACTATTTATAAATTAAAGGTATTACATGGGTCAATCATATAGAATAAAAACTGAACTTGGTGTCAATAAAACAATCAATGTACAATTAGACCAAGATTTTGAGTTTTTAGAAATATTATCATTAAAAATACAACAAACAGATGTTTACACAAGAAGTTGTGCTGACTATGGGGTATTGGTAGGGAGAGTAATTGCAAATGGAGGATTTGGAGTACCTAACGCTAGAGTTTCGGTATTTATCCCAATCACAGTACCCGACCAATCAAACCCTTTAATTTCAAGTATCTACCCTTATAAATCACCCACAGATAAAAATGAGGATGGTTATAGATACAATCTTTTACCTTACGAAAAATCTTATTCAAAACACGCGGCAACGGGTACATTACCAACAAGAATTGACTCTTTAACGGGTTCTACCGCTGTAGAGATTTATGACAAATATTATAAATTTACCGCCAAAACAAATGAGAGTGGCGATTACATGATAATGGGGGTTCCTTTGGGAAATCAATCTATTGTAATGGATGTGGATTTATCGGATATTGGTGAATTTTCACTAACGCCTCAGGATTTAATTAGAATGGGTCTTGCGACGGAAGGACAAGTTGCTGGTAATAAATTTAGAACTTCTACTGATTTAAAGTCATTACCACAAATTATTAATATTGTTAAAAGTGCCGAAATTTCTCCATTATGGGGAGACCCAACTACCTGTCAAATAGCTGTTAATAGATTAGATTTTGATTTAAGAGATGAAGCAAATGTTGAAATACAACCAACATCTGTATTCATGGGTTCAATGTTTTCATCTTCAGATGGATTTAAAGTTAGAGATAATTGTAAACCTAGAGATGATATGGGTAATCTTTGTGGATTAACAACGGGTCCTGGTCAAATACTTGCAATTAGACAAACAATTCGACAAGATTCTGATGGTAATCCTGTATTAGAACAATATGATTTAGAACAGGCAGGAAATGTTATTGATGCAAGTGGTACATGGTTAATTGAAGTACCTATGAATTTAGACTACTTTATTACAAATGAATTTGGTGAAAAAGTAATATCTTACGACCCAACAATTGGAATCCCAACAAAAGGTAAATATAGATTTAAAGTAAAGTGGACACAACCAAATGATTTAACATTATCAACAAGGAGGCCATATTTTTTAATTCCTAATGTTAAAGAATACGGGTGGACTAATAGTGATTCGGACCCAACAACTAAAAATTCAATATCATCTTATACTTCTAAACAAAGACAACAATTAAGTTCGTATTACTTTGGGTTAGCTTGGAGTGGTTATACTGATGGTTTTAACGGGCAACAAAAAATAGATAAATTAAATGAGTCTATTGATTGTAATGACACTTTTTATCAATTCGAATTTAATAGAGTTTATACTGTTTCTTCATTTATTGACCAATGGAAAAAGGGTGGAAATTTTGTCGGGCCGTCCTCAGGTAATTTTATTGGGATTAAAGAAATTGATTCCTTTGATTGTGAAGATACTATAAATAAATTTCCTGTTAATGACGGATTTAAAAATTTTGATTTATTATACTTTTTATTTTCAATTATATTCACAGTTTTACAACCTATTGGGATAATCATTTTAACAATCGCACATATTTTATTGTGGTTGTATAATTTAGTTACGGATTTTTTATGTTGGTTATCATATGTTGGTGTTAGAGTAAAAGGTGTCTTTTCATGGTATCCGTTTAAAGGATGGAGAAAATATTGTAATAAAAAAGATTTTACAATTAAATTACCAATGATTACTTATCCTGAATGTCAGGCTTGTGATTGTTCACAAAAATTGGAAACAAAACCAAATAATACTCGATTGGCAAATGTTAATGGTTCAGGGAATTTGTCTTTATTATCGGATTCTTCATTATACGAAGATTTACTTTCGGCAAATCAATGGCCTGGAGATGAAAATTCAAGTGAATGGTCGTATATGTTTGCCCAAGCAATTGCGGGAAATACGTCACTACCACAAATATCAAATCCAATCATGTATAAAATGCCAATATCTCAACTAACAATCATTTCAGATGGTTCTAATAGATTTGCGCAATCTTATAGTTTACCTCCTGGAGAAAGAATTAATCTTTTTAATCAAAGAAGTAATTTTTTTACAGGTCTTAATAAGATTAAAGTTACAGTGGCTAAAGATTTAAATGCCGGTAAGTTTCATTACGATAATACTTTAACGGTTTTATCTCAAGAACCTTTTGATGCTGGTACCTTAATAACATTTATCAATCTTACTGGTACTACGGATATGAACTATACTTATTCGGCAACAACAACAGGAGGGACTATAACAGGAATTAGTGGTGAATCTTATAATGGTACTGGACAAACAACCGTTAATGTTTCATACGCTATAAATCAACTTACTAATTCCGTGCCAGTTGTCTATAACTTACCTTATGGGTCGGGGGATACTAATTATAAATTTCCTGCGGACATAGAATATTTTCAGGTTGTGACGGCAATTACCGTTGCAAACGCATCAAAAATATGGAATACAGGTATGACACAATCGTTTGGTAATATTTTATCTGTACCAACACCTTGTGCTGACTGGAGAGGACAGCGTTTTCAGGATTTTCAATATTATTTTGCACCTGACTATTCATATCCTGAAAATTTAATTGCCACTTCATTCTTCGAAGGGTATCAAGAACAATATGTTTTAGTATTACAAAGAGGTGTTGACCCATATTCTCCAAAATATCGAAATGAATATAGTTTAGGTAAATTATTTGGAACAAACGAATCTGACCCAAATTGGACATTTACTGCGGAAACAAGGATTAACATTCCTATACAAAAACTAAGTAATCCTACCATTTCAATACAAGGATATTCTCAACCTGAGATGTTTTATCAGTCTTACTTTTTTAAACCTGCAACAACAACTCAACCAATACCTGGTCAATCATTTACAGGTTATAATACAACAAATACTGCGTATTACGGTTCGTTAGACGCCAATGGTCAAGCTCCAGGGGCAAAACCTTCTTTGGTCCCTAATAATCCTGGAACTACGGGGGGGGCTAGAAGATTATATTACTATGGTTCTACATCTAATTCATCATCAACTTGTAATATATCGACAGCAGTGGTTGCGGGTACTTTATTTGTTCCTGTGGTGCGCACATCTCCTGTTGTTGGATTACGACTATATCAAAATTATACTCAATGGGGTACAGGGGTTTACACTAATCCGTTAAATGGGGGTAATTTGTATTGGAAGATAAATTGGAATGGAGCTTATTATAATATTAAAGTTAAACCTAATGGATATATTGAGTCATTTACTTCTTGTCCTACACCATCAACAGTTCCCAATGAGATGATTTCTATGACCACTAATGCAATGTATAGTTCTTCACCATCGGCAATAAGTTATGATGGTAGTGAAGATGTTTCTGGTATGGGTATAATGTCACAAGTTCTCCCTCCTGTAAAAAATCTTTTATTTAGTGATACACAACTTCCTTATGTTGGTAGTCCTTATTATGATTTCACCTCTTATTATTATACAAGAGTTTTCACATCAAGTTATAATACGACAAGTCCTATTTTTATACCAATAACAATTAGTACTTCTCAATTAAATGTTATGAGAACAGATAGATTGCCAAGTTCGGATGTTTTAGATGGGGGTAGTTGGGATTTGAATCCTTCGTTATTACAACAAAATCTTAACTTCGCAGTATATCAAATTAATACGGACTCAGAAGATATTACCTCAACATCTTTTACGGTTGGAGCTCAAACAGTAACAGCAGATTTAGATGGTTATGGGCAACTTACAACTGGTGTTTTAGAAAGTTTTAATTGTGAAAGTATGGTCGGGTTAAAATGCTACCAAGGATTTGGGACTCAATTTGGAATTAACCAAAATTGTCCATCAAGTGATGCCGTTGAAGGAGGATGTTATATGTTTTTAAGAGTACCATTAACAGACTTAGTAAAAGATTATGGAACTTTTGCGGAATGGGGTTTTAGATTTAGATTTTTCTACGCACTTTGTAGAGGAGTTTTATCCCAATCATTTATGAATAATTGGATTAATGGAACATTATATGCTTACCCAATACAAGTTACCACTTACTACAATAATAAAAATAAAGCGGAATATCCAAGATTTTGCATGGGAATTGCATATTATAATCAGGATAGTCAAAACTTTTACTATAGAAGTAGTCCATGGAATGACATTTCAAATAAATTTGTTGGTAAGAGAACCAATAATCCTGCAGGGTTAAATGGGGTTAACTTATTAAATCCAACAACAATTGTTAATTTAGGTATGAAAGATTATTTTTATTCGGAAATTACCTTTGACCCAACTACCAAGGCTTACATTATGCCAAGTATAGACTCAACAAGTTATGCGGACACTTCAGATTTAGTTAATTTATTTGTAATTTCTAGGATAACTGATGAAACTTTTTTAGCACAAATTATTGCTTTTGGAGATAATGGTATAAGTCAATTATTCTCAAGAGACCAATTAAGAGTTGATGGAGATTTTGCACAATTAACATCAATAAATTCTGAAATTGGAAATGTTAATTTTTCACCACAATTTTACGAAATACTTCCGGGGGATACAAACCCACCTACTAATGTTTTAGGTAGCCCGGGTGACCCAGCAATGGCAGTATGGTTTTCATCAACAACACAAGATTTACAAACAAAAGATTATTTAACACCTGGTATAATTGATTTTAGAAGTTCAGATAATTTAGGGTATTATCCATATCCTTATGGGATTAAATCTCAATTGGTACCGTTTTATCAGTGGGGGTTAGCGGATGGAAGTAGAATATTTGGTAATCAAAAAAATAATTGGAAGACAGGCACTAGTGATATTATTCAAAATAATTATCAATCTTTAGATAGAGTAGCAACGAACACTAAATATTTTTTAAATGGGACATCAGTTGCTAATGATTTAACCGCAAGGGCTTACATATTTAGTGTTGATGGAGATAGACTTAATTACCCAACAACAGGTGGTAAATACATAAATACAGGTCAACAATCAAATAACTTTTTAGTTGGAGCACCGTTCCAATTTTATTTTGGACCTGTTAAAGGAGCTTCGGCATTAGATAGATTTAAAACAAAATATTCCGTAGATGAGTAATTATTTAATAGTTCCGAGTAATTTAAGATATAAAGGAGCGCCTTCGGTTGATGAACAAATTGCAATATCTTTAGACAGTCAGAACCAACAGATTACTGAGTATGATAGAAGTTCGACCATAAGTCTAGCTCAAGTTTATGATGATGAGAGACAGGGTTGTACGGTATTTAGACCAACTTTTAAGGTAACATACCTTTATGAAAACACCTATACTGGAACTACAGGATATCTACCATTCCAATATAATCTTTATTATACGGCACCTGTATCGTCAAAACAAAGTACAAAATGGCAAGGTTTTCCACAATATTATGAATTTGACTTTTATAGACCAGATGTTGGTGACCAACATTTTAACTATAAGGCTAAAAGTGCATACACCTATAATTGGACCTATTATTTAACATACCCTTATAACAATAATTACACTAAACAGTTAACATATTATAAAAACACATCAAATGCGATTAATTGGGTTGTTGGGAATGGAATACCATTTTCAATTACAAATACTTCACAAAATGGTAATGGATTAGTGTCGTTTACTTGTATAGCACCACACGGTTTAACTATTGGTGAATATGTAGAGTTATCACTTGTTTATAGAAATTCAAATTTATTCCAAGTATATTCTTTAGGTAATGGATTATTGGATAGTGATGTTCACATATTTAATCTATTAAACATAGGGTATACGGGAACAACTTTTAGTAATGGGACCACAGGTACATTTAAAAGGGTTATTAATCCTGATAATTTAACGGAAACTAAATCAAAATATTATATTAGAGAACAAAAAGTTCTTACAAATTTAACAGATTTAGAAGTCACTAAAGCAGGATTTGAAAAAAATGTATTTACAGAACAAAGAAAGTTAGAATATAGTTCTATAACACCAAATAATCTTACAAGAATATCTCAAAAAACTAGTAGTAATGCATATAATATGACTTCGACATATGATTTAGATTTTGCGAATTTAAAAGATAATCAAAAAAGACCTATTAGTGAGATTGATTTAACAATTGTTAATAAAGGATATTCAGGTTACTTTAACCAACCAAGTAATGGTTTTGGGTTAAAACAAGGGTGGGGTTTTAATTTATCAAAAACAACAAATCCTTGGTGGAATTTAACTGAACAAAGGTCTAATACTTCTATTCCTGTTTCTTCATATACATTAACTAGTGGTGAGACAAAAACATTTTATTATAATCTTGATTTGAAAAAAGACGATGTTATGGATGGTGATTTTTGTGAATGGAATGATTATGAACAAATTGAAAGAGTAGTTTCACCATATTATCACAAGTTAAAATTTAATCAAACAGTTTTTCAAACAACAACGGTCGCAACAACAAATTCGCCAGGATATTATTATCAACCACATAATAAAATGACAATTAGAGTATTTTCTAACTATGTGGAAACAGGAGATGTGGAGTTTGTTGACCAAGTCCCCGAGTGGTCGTTTTATTCAACTAGTGACCGACAATTTAGATGGAGAGATTTGTATACTTATGGTTTTAGAGATAATCTAAATAGAGGTGTAGACTATCCATATATTAATACTGCACATTACCCATTTTCAGAAATTGTTTTTAGATTAGTTCCTGAAGGAATAAACTATAATGAGAATTTAGACGGATATGACTTCTCATTTAAACCATTAATAGATGAGTGTGAATAAATTTGTAATACGACAAGACGGATTTCAAGACAAACAAATCAATATACCTGTATCTCTTACTTGGGATTACCTTGGGTTAGACATGGCCATTGAGGAGTATGAAAAAACTATGATTACGGAGGTAATTGGTGTTGGACGAGATTTTGAAGTTTCAAGATTTGCTCATTTACCTGCAACAGCAACCACAAATAATACTGAAATTAATTATGAGTTTTATTTTTATTCAGGAGGTTCTTTGTCGGATATTAATAATTGGAAAATAAATTATTTAGGGGAAGGGTTTACGCCACAAGAACTATATTATTATGAAAATAATTTTTCAAATTCATTTTTTAAATTAGATTTTTACGATAGTCCTGACGATAAATCCCAAAAAAATTATTTAACAATAATCATACCTACACAACAAGGTCTAACAATGGATACTCTGATGCAACGAACATTAGTTAGTATTAAAAAACCAAAATTTATTTTAGATTATGTTGGAGATAAAGAAGGGTTTTTTATTTATTGGTTAAAGAAAAGAAATTTTTTAAATATAGATACTTTCTATATGGCCGCTAAGTTTTATAACGCCAAAACGGGTCAATTTACTAAAATGATGACAGGTAGAGGAGCAAATCCTTCAGACAAAACAGAGGGTCCCCAATATCGTTTACAAAATAAATATGCATTTGATGGTACGGAATTGTTTTATTATAAAGTAAAGTTGGATTATTTAACACAAACCTATCAGGTATTTAACACTGCAGGTCAAAGATTAGGGACTGAGATTCCCATAAAATGGTACGAATATGTTAACCCACCACAATAATGGAAGATTACTACAAAATAACGGTATCGCCTGAAAATATTAAAGGGGATTTATCTATAGTTAATGACAAAGAAGGAACTCCTGTTGGGGTTTATTCTGCCATGACCAAAGTGGTTAGCTCAGGTCAATACGGTACTTCATTATTAACTAATTTAAGTGTACCAATATTATTACGACAAAATGCTGTTGATGCCGGGTATTACAGTCCATTTGATGGTGCGGTACTACAAAAAAATGTAGTTGCTAATTTTATATTCTCATCAACCACTAGTAATCCATACGTTTATAATGTTTACAATACTTCAAATGAATTTCAAAAGTTTTTAGACTTATCAGCATATAGCATAGATTGGGGGGACAATTCACCAAAACAACTTATAACAGGGTATACACCTAACTCAATAACACATACATACGCATCGGCTAATAAAATTTATAAGATTACTATGGAACAAACAAATCCATGGGGTGTTACAAGAGTAACTAAAAAAATAACAACACCATTTAGTAATCCAACAGTTTATAACCCACAAGGGGAGGCTTTTTTTGTGCCATCTTCAGGTAATTGGGTTGGTACTCCGGTATCGTATGATTATATCTTTTCGGGTGATGCGGTAAATGAAGTATCCGCCCAAACATCAAATAATTATGTTACAGTACCATTTACAGTGTCAGGTTTAACTAAATCAAGAATAAATGAATTAGCACAATACGGACCTAATAAATTCCAAGTTGGGGTGCCCGTTATTGCTAATGGACAAATATGGGGGGCGATTTCGGATATAAATATTGTTTATACTGCTTACACTATTACAGGTGTTAACTATTATGATTATGAAGATGGAACAACAATATATTTCCAACAATCCTCAGGATTAACCTCAAATAACATCACAGCGGAACCAATAACAAAAGATGAGGTATTATTAAAAGTTGTTGACCAAGCTCAAATACAAACAGATGTTTTTGTTGAAAGAGGTAAAAACAGTGCTTATGAAAGAGTACAAAGATTAGGGGAGGTTGATAATTTAGGTGATATGATAAATTATGGATATGGATTCTTTAATGTTGAGAATAAAAGCCAAACAACCTAATTGAAAAAAGGAACTAAACTATTTATAAAATAAAAGAAAATGGCAATCGGAAGTTACGGAACTATTAGACCATCGGATGTTTCACCGGCAGATGTTGAAATAATTATGAATTACACACCAACAAGGGATGTAACAGACCAATTTCTGCTTACAAAGTTAGACGCCCAAACAATACTTAGACCTTACTTTGCAAATACGGAAACAGGTGGAAACGTAGGTGTTGAGGTTTTAGGTGGATTATACAATTTAACTCTACCGGCAAGTCAATTCAATGCAATAGGAATTTATACGTTATATTTAAGACCTGCACAAATAAGAACAGTGATTACGGATTGTGGTGTTTTAAGTGCGTTACCAAATGTTAAAGGTCTTGTAATTGATATTACAAATGTCCCTACCCAATATCAAAATAAATTTGTACCACAAGGACTTGTTGGGTTTAGAATTGAATATTTAAATCCCGACGGTTCAAAAATACCTAATTTCTTTAGAGTAGTAACTTCAAGTTTCTATTGTCAACCTGTTGTTACAAACGAAGTTAACACTTCACAAAAATCGGTTAGATATAGATACGTTGACGGGTCTTCAAATTTATTATTTTTAACTTTATCACCATCATCTTCACCGACAAACAAACCAAATGCAACACCATATATTGGACAGCCCGACCAAGATATTATAATTAGTAATACTTTCTTTAATCCAGTCACTTTGGAAATACAAATGGCGGAATATGACATTGATTCATTAGCGATTGCTCTTTATGGTAATCAAACCAAATCTATTGATGATGGTATCTATACAATTTACGATTCTCAAAATAACATATACAGACAATACAACTTATATGAAATTAGAGACCAATTTAATGCGTTGTTATATGAAGTTAGACAGAATAGAAATGATAATATTGATTTCAGTAAAAATTTTACAAATATAAGTAGCTAATGGCAATAACACAAAAGAACACAAAATATTTTTACCCACCCAGACCTGGTAGTGGAGCAGGGACTTTCTCAGACAACATTGTAGGTTTACAAACCGTTGAGGGTGGAGGTCTTACGCAAGGTAATTTTGAGTTCACAACTTCTGTTGTTGAAAAAGTTAATAGAACTTTTACCGTTGGGGTCTTTTCGGAACCAATTAATTTAGATGATTTAGATATTGGGGATTTAACGGAAAGTCGTAGAATAATGGCAACTCAATTTAGAGTTTATCCAAACTATGATGTATCACAAGTTTTAAACTTTTCAATGTATGGGTCTTTAAGTAAGAGATTCCAAGTATCTGTTACACATATCATACATAATTTTCCCGCGGCGTTAGACATATTGTACACCAATTTAGATTTTACCACGGGGCCTACGGCATATGATATAACATATGATTTAACAACAGACGAAACATATTTCAAAGTTGATGTTAATAGGATTAATAATCCATTTGACATTGATTATTCAATCAGTGCTGCGACTAATTTGTCAGTTAGAGAGATAATTGTATCACCGTACAGAAATTTGTATAATAGTTATTTAGATTATTGTGTTAGTATTAATGATAACATATACAATGTAATGTCATTTAAACCTTCTGAAAATTTAAGTACAGGTTATGTAGAATTTTATGTTTCAGGTGCACCTTTTGGTGTAACAGCGACAACAATTAATGAACAATATCAAATAAGGTTAAATGATTTCATTACGGATAAAGTATTTGCGGAAAACTTTGACGAAGTTGAGAAATTCTTATTAAATCGTTTGGTAAGACCCGAATATACGGCAACTTTCCAAGTACCTCAACAAAACGAGGATGGACAATTTTATACTGATTACCAACAAGTGACTTGGCCAAAAGATGGAAATTGGAATTTAGATATCAGGTCATATTTGTTTGATGACTACCTTACTCAATTAGAACTAATTGCACAAAATTTAGATTCGTTTAAAACAAATTTATTATCAAGATTTTTAGTTACGGATTCGTTAAAAGAGTTTGATACTCGAGGACAAAAAGTAGAAAAAATATTTCAAATTTATGGTAGAAGTTTTGACCAAGTAAAACAATTTATTGATGCCTTAGCATATATGAATTCGGTTAATTATAATCCGTCAAATGATATACCATCTGAATTGTTAGTTAATCTTTCTAGAACATTAGGATGGTCTTCAAACTTTTCACCAATAACAAATGAGGACTTTTTAAGTTCGGTATTTGGTAATACAAATACCCCAACATATCCTGGGTATGCAAGGGCTCTTACACCGACAGAATTAAATTATGCTTTTTATAGAAATTTAATATTAAATGCCGCTTATCTTTTTAAATCAAAAGGGACAAGAAGGTCTATTGAGTTTATGATGAGATTAATTGGGGCTCCTGATTCATTAGTTGAATTTAATGAACACATTTATCTTGCGGACCAAAGAATTAATTTAGACCAATTCTATACTCAATGGATGAAAATTTCAGGAGGAACATATGTTCAAGATACTCCATCATATGTGCCTGGACAAACTTATAAAATCAAAGGTAAGTTTTATAGTGGTTTTACTTCAAATAAAAGTTATCAAGATGTTAATATTAAATTAACTGATTATCCTATTGATGATTTAGGGTATCCATCGGCACCGCTAAACACGGAAGATTATTTTTTTCAATTAGGTTCTGGTTGGTATGAATCAACACCTCAACATAGAAGTCCTGATGAGGTAAAAATTACAGGAAATGTTTATACGGGTCAAAACTATGATTTCCAAACTAAATTAACACCATTTAGTTATGGACAACCATACTTAAATAGGTTTAGGGATTTTCCATATATGACGGAAGGATTTAAATTGACTAAAGTAGCCGATAATAATAAATCATGGTTAGAAGAAGATAATAAAATTAGAGTCTCTATAAATGCTGATTATAATGCATATTATTATGTTGATAATGAAAAACTTGTGTTAAATGTTAAAAATGTTGATTTATTTTTAAATCCTTCACAAGGACTTGTATATGATGTTTGGGACCAATCAAGGAGATATGATTATCCTATTCCTGAATCAGGGTTAACAATAGGATACCCTGTTCCTGGTGGTGTGGATTGGACTTACGTTAATCCTGAACCAAAAAAGAAAACATTTTTTGAGTTCTCACAAACATTTTGGCAGAACATGATTAATGTTAGAAACAGACAATATATTACTGATGGTAAAACAGGAGGATATCCAACTTTACAATCTATATGGTGGAAATATATTGAATCCGAACAAACGGTTGGATTACCAAATAACAAATACACTTATCAAAAATTAATTGATTATGTAAATGGTATTGGGCCATATTGGATGAAGTTAGTGGAACAAATGGTTCCCGCAACAACTATTTGGAATACGGGGGTTAAATTTGAAAACTCAGTTTTACAAAAACAAAAATTTGTTTATAGACGACAAAGAGGTTGTGAATTTGTACCAGTACCTGTTGACCCATGTTATATCATATCAAACATTTTTGATTACACTTGTGCCACAGAGTATACGGATTTTTTCATATACCCATGGTTAAACGGTGATGTTGAGGTTAGTAATTTTAGTAGTATTTTATCAAATAGACTAAACGAGATGTTATCATCAAGTGGTTTGACATTGGGGAATTGTACCCAAAATTCTGTAGAAAGTAATTGGTATGTTGATTTACGAATAGATGGTGATATTATTATACAAGAGTTGTTTTATACTGGGTATGGGTTAACGGATGTCCCAACAAATGCTGCTTGGAGAAATGCCCTTATTTTATATTTACCTAATCTATATGATTATGGGTTCACTTATTTTTTAAATGGTAATACTCTAACAATTACAAGTTTAACTTGTACCGAAAGAAATTTTGGGGAGACATTAACTTTAAATTCAGGAATAAACATTAGTATAAACTGTAAACCTAACAAAAAAGATATATCAAATGGCATCATTTAATTATAGTATTGCAGTAACAGGGGATTGTTCTAACACAAATGCGGGAATTATAAGTCTGTTTTTGACAGGGGGAACAGAACCATATACCGTACAATGGCAATTACCATTAACCCAAGTTGACGTTATCACAACAAACCCTTCTACGGTTACAAATTTATCGGCATCAACATACGCGGTTAGGGTAAATGATAGTACATTACCAACCAATTCAGAATTTTACATAAACATCCCTGTATCTAGTGGGGTTTGTACTTCAATAACATCAGTAAATAATTCAACATGTAACTTGCCCAATGGTTTTGTCACAGTAGAATCAAATGCAATATACTCATCAACAAATTTTTATTTATTTGATTCAAACAATAATTTCCTTAATTCTGGTAGTACAAATACTGATAGTTTTACTTTTGGTGATTTAAGTGCAAGTACTTATTCTATCGAAGCTATTGATTTAGGGGGTTGTACCGGATTAAGTCAAAGTTTTATTATTAATAGTTCAAATGATTTTGATTATGGTTTATATGTGGTACCAAATTCAAGTTGTGGAGGGTTACCAATTGGTAAAATAATAGTGACAGGTCAAACAGGTATGTCACCATATGAATATTTGTGGAGTAATGGACAAACAGGAAGTACTATTACAGGATTAACTTCAGGTAACTACTCCGTCCAAGTTACGGATTCGTTAGGGTGTAATATTACAAAATCAACATATCTTGACGATGTTAATAAAGTTGGATTTGCTCTTGTAACATCTACAGCGCCAAGTTGTCTCCAAAGTAACGGGGTCATTACTGTAACCTTAACAGGAGGTACCGCGCCATATTATTATTCTGCGTCAACAGGGAATGTTGCGGTTTCTTATTCTCAAAGTTATACTATTTCAGGTTTAACTGCGGGTAATTATCAATTTCAAGTAACGGATGCTGCATATTGTCAATCATTTGTTGGTACAACATTAGCGACACCTGGAGGAATAACCTCCGTTTCTGTTAATAGTCAAAATTCAACATGTTCAAGTATTAATGGACAAATTCAAGTCTCTGTTGTTGGAGGAAGTTTACCATATACATATACTTTAATTTCTCCTGATGGTGATACATTAAATGTTAGTAATTCTCAAACAACATATGTTTTTGACGGACTATCTTCAGGAACGTATACTGTGGCTGTTGCAGATTCATCAGGATGTTCTAATATACAAGAAATTACAATTGTTGCTCAAAACAAATATACTATTTCTACTGAGGTTACTTCAACATCATGTAATCAAAATAATGGAAAAATAAAAATATACACATCAACCGGAAGTACATTACCATTAGATTATTCTATTGATGGGTTGTATAATATTATTGATACTAATTTAAGTGCGGTGACATTTAATAATCTAACAGCTGGAAGTCATATTGTGACGGTTACTGATGATGATGGTTGCGTTCAAACAACAACTGCCTTTATACCATTTAGTCAAAGATTAGATTTTTCATTGTACAGTACTTCTTGTGGTAGTGGAAATAGTGGACAAATTACTGCGTTTATTACATCAGGTGAGCCACCATTTAATTTTAATTGGTCTGACAATATTCCTAATGAACCTCAACAAATCCAAGTTTCAGGATTGACAGGTGGGACTTACGGTTTAACAATAGTGGACAATAATGGGTGTTCTTTAACAAGAACAACATCAATTACGTGTAATCAAAATTATGCTTCATATCAAACTTATGTTATGGGTGAAGAAATATTTAGAGTTACATCACCTACTAAATTTGGGTTATTACAAATGTTGAATGAAGGTTATTATGATTTAACATCAGGAAACACAAGTTGTGACTTAGTTAATGCGACTTTTACTGCTAAAGTTTCGGTTAATCCTGCCGGTTTAACAACAAGCCAAACTTTCTTTACATCAACATCTTTAGTTCAAGCACCTACAGATAATTTATATTACAATACTATTAAACAATTATTATTAAGTATTCCTGGTGTTGGGGAAGTAACTATTGACCAACTGAATAATCAAATAACAATCGCCACAAGTAGAAATAACACTTCTTTAGAAGGGCAAGAGATTATTATTGATTTGATAATTGTTTACGATATAATGTGTTTATCATGACCCAAGTAAGAATAACCGAAATATCAGGAAGTACCGCCTATCCAATTAGTGTGTTCATATCGGACATTTATTTTAATTATCAAACTTTATTAGGCACTATAAATGATGTGGTACCACCAGTTGTTGAATATAATACTGTAATACCTACAATTTTTCAATCTGCACCTCAAATTGTTTTAACATTAATTGATAGTAATGATTGTCAAGTTTTCAAAGTGTTAGATTGTACATTTGGATGTACTTTCTTAATTACTATTGAATTAGCGTCTTGTGTTGTTAATATGTATATCGAATAATACTAGTATTATTATTTGATTTCAAACGAACTAAACTTTCATTTTAATTTTTTATAATAGTTTTTACTGAAATAGGATAGTCAAGGTATTTATTTAATAAAAACAACGGATGTCCATATACACAATAATTGTAACAAATAACGCACCTGGATGTGCAGCTGAGATTGAACAACAATTAACAGTAACAGGGTGTACCTCATATATTGTAAGATTAGCTTCTAATTCAAATGCTTTAGGTCCATTTAATGTATATGTAGACCCTACATTAATTTATTCTGCGGTTACAAGAGATAATATGCTTTTAGGTGTTGTTGTTAATTTACAATGCTCAACACCAACTAATACCCCAACTTTAACCCCAACCCCGACCAACCTACCTGTTTCAACATTAACCCCAACTCAAACTTCAACTTTAACCCCAACTCCAACTCAAACACAAACTCAGACTAATACTCCAAGTCAAACTGTGACGCAAACTACGACGCAAACGCCTACAACAACTACAACTTTAACTGCGACACCAACTCAAACACAAACTCAAACTAATACCTCAACCCCAACGACTACACAAACTCCAACAACAACCACTACTTTAAGTGCTACCCCAACACAAACACAAACACAAACTCAAACACCTACTAATACGGCAACTCCGAGTCAAACTGCTACGCCAACTAATACTGCTACACCAACTAATACTACAACCCCAACTAATACTATAACTTCAACTAATACATCAACCCCAACACAAACGCAAACCCAAACACCTACAACAACCACTACTTTAAGTGCTACCCCAACTCAAACTCAAACTCAAACTCAAACACCTACTAATACCGCAACTCCAACTAATACGGCAACTCCGAGTCAAACAAATACTCCGAGTCAAACAGCTACGCCAACTCAAACTAAAACACCAACTCAAACTAAAACACCAACCCAAACACCAACTAATACCGCAACTCCAACTACAACTTTGACTGCAACTCCAACACAAACTCCAACTCAAAGTCAAACACCAACTAATACCGCAACTCCAACACAAACACCAACACAAAGTCAAACTCCAACTAACACAACAACTCAAACTCCAACTAATACAACAACTATGACACCAACACCTTCAACAACACCACCAGGATTAACTGCATACTTGTTTATTGACCGAAATGACTCAACAATTAGAACAGCCTTAAATAATTATATGGCGGCTCAAGGAAGTGCATTTAGAGGATTTAATATTAATAACGTGACTAATACTGTTCAATCAACATTTGATGCTCAAATGAACGCATATATTGCTTATAGTGGTTGGGGTGTTAGTGAACCTGTAATATTTACCGCCCCAATATCAACAACATCTGGTGGGGTTGACATATGGGGTAATACAATTACCGCTTACAAATTCCAAACAATTCAAGTTCCAAACACTACAGTTCCTTCAGGCGAGATTGCTTGGTATACATGGATAGTTGCAACAGGTGCGACAAACGGACAAAAATATTCAACCATTAAAAACGGTAGTTCAAATCCGCCATTAACCGACACAGTTGTTAATGCCGTAACTAATAGTTTAGTTGTTAATTATAGTGGGTCGACAAATATACCGGCAGGAACATATGGAGTTTATACAACAAAAACCGCGGCAGGTCTGAATATTAATAATCTTGGTAATAATTGGTATTTCCAAGGAGGAACTTTAGTATAAAAATAAAAAAATAGATAACCATTAAATATTTACAAATAATATGAGCTTTAATTATAAAAATCCAATTTCGACCACCATTTTACAAGCCCCCGATTCGGTAACCAGAACTAGTGACACTGGAACTAATTTTAGTGTTCTTGGTATTGGTGGTTACATGGAGGTATTTTATTTATCTGATTTAAATTGGGTAATACCTTCTCAAATATTAATTGATGGTGGATTGGTTGAATATTCAGGAAATTCAATTCCAATAAGTTTTTATTATAATGCACCATATGATATTGCAAATATATTAAATCTTAATAATGACGGTATTTCTAGTGGTCGTAGAAGATTAGGTATGCAAGTTTATGTTCAGGAAACTGACACAGTATACCAATATACTATGACAGGATTTACTGCAATGTGGGATGCTGCAGAAGCTGTAGGTTCAATTATAGATACTGGAAATGGTTATGAAGCTTATAACGACACCACTGAAGGAACAACATTTGTTAATGCTTGGACAGCCTCAACTATTGAAGGTGTTGGTGGTGTTACAAAAAATAATGCAAGATGGCAAATATTTTGGGGTACTGACGTTCAAATCACAGGTGGAACTTATTATTCAGGGACATCTGACTTAGATTTGTATAATAATTCTGGTGGGACAATAGTAATTTCAGGATTTACCGCACCAATTACAGGTGGAACATATAATAGTGGGTCACAAACACTATCACTTAATAGTGCCGGAGGTTCTAGTATTGATATAACAGGGTTTACAAGTGGTGGGGGTAATCCTCTTACGGTGTATAATGCCACGTCAGGTGTGACAGTCTCAAATGTTACAGGTATGACATTTTCAGGAGCTTCTGTTATTAATAATGGGAGTGGTAATGTAACAATTAATTTTACAGGAGGGACTGGTTCATCAGGAACATCAGGAACTAGCGGTTCAAGTGGTACTTCAGGTACTAGCGGAAGCTCAGGAACATCAGGAACTAGCGGTTCAAGTGGTACTTCAGGTACTAGCGGAAGTTCAGGAACA